GTCAAAATGTAATATCTACTACTATAATAGTGGAACTTTTCTTCAGAATGCTGGAGACGTTTTGAGTATTGATGGTGAAATACTTAATTACAATATACCAACGCAAAATGGAGCATGTGGTTGTCCAATTCTGGATAATGATGGGAATGTTATTGCTATTCACAACTTTGGTTCAGATAAAAATGGATTAACAGGTGCGAATGGTGGTATATTACTCAGTAATTTGCTCGAACAAATTTCACCTTCAAAAAACTAGAACCCCCTGTACCCCGTATTAGCGAGTTAGTTAGAGAAAAATAATTGTGTGGATCTATTAGATACCCGCAAATTTCTGTTAGAAGAAGCTAGTATTTGGGAAAAGGGAAATATAGATTATATTGGTAGAGTAAAGCGTAATGTAGTGTATAAAGAAAAAGAAATTATAAATATACCGTTGGTCAACTTTCTGCAGAGTGAGGGAACCGATGTGCCGTCTTCGTATCGATATGCGATCGCAACGAAGGCTGCTGAATATAAATCAATAGCAAAATATGATAGAACTCAACCAGTGTTCAATCAAGAATCAATGCAAGTAGCAGAAAACTGGTTATTCATGCACTTTTATCCTTCAATGTCAAATGCTACCATTTCTGGTGTGTCAGAAGTCCTAACGGAGATGAACATGAGTTCGTCACCTGGGTTTCCTGATAACGCTGAATTTGGAAACAAGAGAGATATGTTGGAAGTTAAGGGGGAGGAATTCCTCCATGAGTATGTTGATAAAGCTCTAAAGGAAAATGATTATCCAGAACCTTTTTGGAATGGTTCGCTAAAGTTAGAGATGAGGCCGGCAGAAAAGGTACTACAAAATAAACTTAGGACATTTACCGCGTCACCATTTAGATTCAGTGTTTTGTTGAATGTGGTGTGTTTGGCAATGAATGTAGCATTTTATGCTGCAGGTCATTTGGGTGAAGTTTGGAGTTGTGTGGGTATCAGTAAATACAACCGGGGTTGGGATAAGATAGCAAAAAGGTTGCGGAAGCATCCAAACGTTTTTGAGTTGGATGTTAGCTCTTTTGATGCCTCTTTGTTCCGATTTCTCTTTCAAATAATAGCAAAGTTTCGAAATGCCTGTCTGGGTGGTAAGTGGACCAAATTAATGAATAGGTTATATGACACTATAGTGTTTGCAGTTATTGTATTGATATCTGGTACAGTAATAAGAAAGAAAACAGGTAATCCAAGTGGTAGTGCGAATACAGTTGTAGATAATACACTTATTTTGTTTCTACTACTTGCTTATTGTTGGGTGGAACTTGCACCTGATGATTTGAGGTTTAATTATGCAGCATTCATGGAAAATGTGGAGGCGTTGCTTTACGGTGATGATAACACATTTTCTGTGTCTAACAAAGCGGTATCATTCTATAATGCGATTAATATATCTAAGGTTTTTAGAACTTTGGAAATAGAGGTCACGGCAGGGGATGATATTTGGACGAGTCGGTCGATATATGAAGTGAAGTTTCTCTCGAATAAATTTGTGGAATACAATAATATGTTTTTTCCGTGTCCTGACTATGATAAACTTATGTGCTCTTTAATTTATGGTTCAAGGTGCAGTGATGTGCGTTGGCATTTATTAAGGGCATATGCAATTTACATGGATGGGTTTTGGAATGTAAAACTAAGAGAAACGATGAAGAAGTACATCGATTATTTGTTTGGTAATTATAGAGGATATATGATGTCTGGAGTAGTACGTGGTGATATAACCATGAATGAAATTAAAGGATTATACAAGACTGATGAGCAATTGTTAGCATTGTACATGTCCTATGAAAACAGGGAAATAATCAATATTGATGGGGAAAAGGAAAAGCTCCACCAAATGAGGTTGCAGTAACGGAGCTTACCTCATTTGTTTAGAAATTTATTTGGAAAATAACAAGTACTAATATTTGTCCGAGTTTTACGGGCGAAGTTATTGGAAAAAGAACACAAAGAGTAGTGAACGCGTTAAACGATCACTGGGCTAAATTAGAAAAGAATCATTCTATTAGATTGAGACTTTTGAATAAATTAGAAAGGAAATTAGAAAATAAGTGTAATTGTTGTTATTCATCTTGTAATTGTAAATTAATAAAGGATGCCAAAATCAGCGATTCAAAAACAAAAACAAAAAGTAAAGCGTAAAGAAAAGAGAGCAATCATGAAAGTTGCCAAGCTTGAAAGAAAAATTGAGGGCCATGGTGCCTATAAAATGCGTATTCCGCGCAACAAAATTCGTGGAAAAGGAGGTTATTTTTGGGACAAAATAAAAGAGTATGGTGGGAAAGCGTTGCGTGGTGCTATTACTGGCGTAGCTGGTAATACTGCTGGTGATATTTTCAATCAGATTACGGGTCTCGGAAAATACAAAGTAAGAAGAAATGCCCTTTTGATGCCTGGTACTCCAGAGCATGCAAATTATCAAGACACTTCAGTGAGTGTTGAAGCTCTACCAGAAGTTGGGCGACCCCCTTCTTTTGGTACTGATGGAACAGGATCTGATATTGTGTTTACTCATTCAGAATATGTGGCAGATATTCAAGCACAAGCCAACTTTACGTCAACTACATACTTAATCAATCCAGGAAATCCTGTTCTTTTTCCTTGGTTGTCACAAATAGCGTCGCTATATGAGATGTATGAGATGTTAGGTTTGGTTCTTCAAGTAAGAACAACATGTCTAAACGCAACTACCGCAGGGTTAGGAGTGGGGACAATAAATATAGCAACTGAATACGATGTGTATGATAATGGTTTCGATAATAAGAAAGCCATGGATGCTTGTGAGTTTGCATCTTCATCATTACCAACTGAAAATCAATTGCATCCAATAGAGTGTGATCCGAAGCGATCCGCTACCAGAATGCAGTATGTCGAACCAGGCATAAGTAGTCTAGTAGGGATACAAGGTGATGCTCGTTTGGATTTTATGGGCGCAACAACAGTGGCAAGCGTCGGCCAACCCTCAGCATATGATGGTCAAATTGTGGGCGAATTGTGGGTATCATATAAAGTGAGACTTTCACGACCCGTCCTTGAAAATAATTTGGTCACAACTAATTTCACCCAACATGTTACTGGTACTTTGTCAGCTTCAAATGGAACTCCTCCTGCAATTGTGAATAACAATGTAGCAGGTGGTGTTCCTTTTGGTTTGACATTTACCGGTACAAGTACTCATACCCAATTAACTGTAGCTAATACCAATGGTTTAGAAGGAGAATACTTTATGATGATGCATATCGTCACCGCTGGCAGTGCATATGGGGGAACAACACTTCTCTCAAATTCCATTGCTGTTGTTGGTGGTATGTGTAATCTATTAACAACTTGGACAGCGAACAATCAAGCATATGGTATCACTGGTGTTTATAATACTAGTGCTGCTAATACTGTTTCTTCTGTTTACTGTGCTGTGAATTTTACTGGTACTGGAACTGTAGCAATAGCCATACCAGATATAGCCACTTATGCAAGTACTTATGATTTTATAATTTTACCATATAGTTCAATTGTTACAAAGCAATTAGTAGAACAAAAACGGGTCCGAGAGGATCCATTGTCAATAAAATTAGAAGATACAAAGCGAGAATTAGTTGAGTATAAAGCAAATTTAAATATGTTGATGGAAGAAGTCAGAAAACTTAAACACGGTAAGTGTGAGGTGGATGGCGAGGAAACAGATCATATTGGAAAGCTTTTGCTTGAACAAGATTATTGTAGTATAGATAGTAGAACATGTAGTAAACACAGTATAACCTATAAGG